GGGGCCTTATTCGAAGACCCCCTGTTGCAGGAAGATATTGGCGGCGTCATCGACGCTGCCGGTTTGGGCGAGACGCTGTTTCAGGCGGGTGACTTCGGCGGGACGGCCGGGCGTGGCTGATCCTGCGCCAGGAGAAGCCGAACGTGGACCACGGCCTGCGACCGGGCGGGGCATCTGGGTCTTGGCAAGCCTGTCGAACTGCATCGCCTTGTAGAGGGCGAGTACGGCTCGACTGTCCTTTGCGTTGTCCAGTTCCTCGTCGGTCCAGCCTTCGCCTTTCGCATAGTCGCGAAGGTCGGAGATGGCTGCCTTGGCCTTGGTCTTGTCCTTCCACGCCGGAATCTTGTCGAGGACCTTGCGGTTTTCCTCTTCAACATACCGTTGCGTGGCTTCGTCCTGTTGCTGCTTCTGAAGGCCTGCGATGCGGGCCTGCTCTGCCTTGACGGCGTTGAGCCGGTCCTGCTTCAGTTGCCAGGCCTGACGTTCAACCACGAACTTGAACTCGTCCTCGGCGCGCAGTTTTTCCCAGTCGGGTTCCGCTTCTCCGCTTCCAAGCTGAGAGGCGAGTTTGCCCAGTACCTCGGCGTATTGCGCGCGTTCCTGTTTCACCGCAGCCGCTTCGGCCTCAAGGGCCTTGCGCTCTGCTGCCATTGACTGGCTACGCTGACTGATCCACTTCTGGCCGGAGTAGCCGCGTTGAAGCTCCTCAAGAGTGACCTGCTGTTCCTTGCCGTCAACCTTGACGGTGTAGAGCGGTTCCTGGGTTTGCTCCTCCTCGGGTTCTGCCTCCTGCTCAGTCTCCGCTTCCTCGCCCTCGGCGGGTTCTTCAACCTTGGCCGGCGTCTCGGGCGGTTCGGCGGTCTCTTCCGCTTGCGCGGCCTCTTCCTTCTCGGGCTCGTCGTTACCCAGATTTTCATCGCGGGCGAGCAAGCCTTCGAGGGCACTGCTGGCGTCTGCCAAACTCATGTCTGTGTTCGGGTCGGCCATCAGATTCTCCTTACGGCCCGCTGGCTCTGCCAGGCGCGGACCTTTTCTTCATCGGTGAGCGAAGTGATCTTCACGTTGACGAGGCGAATGGCGGTCAGAAGATGCCAGCAGCGTTCGCGTTCATCGGTCTGGGGAGCGATCTTCCATTGCTCGATCACATCTTCTTCCAGACGCCGCAGCACTTCGGCCAGCGTGCCGTTGGTCGCCAGCGCCTTTACATTGGAGATGAACTCGATGTCTTCGGTCATTGCACGGTCTCGGGCTGGGCCTGTGCGGCAAGGCGGGCGGACTCAACCTGGGCCTGCGCATCCATGGCGTTACCGTGATGATCGACGGCGGACTGCATCAGATTAGCGTGGTGATCGACCATGCCCTGCATCTGCGCAGTAGTGATAGCCTCGTCGCGGCTAATGAAGGCTTCCAACTGCGCTTCATTGAAAGAGCCGGTGGCGGCGATCTGCGCGACCGCCAGTTTGCTCGCATAATCGAGGCGCATCTTCATGGCGGCCTGCTGATGATCAAGCATCATCTGCTGATTCTTCTGCTGGGCTTCGGCCTGGTTCTTCTGGGCCTGCACCTGAACCTTCTGCTGCTCGATCTGGGCCAGCATCATGGTCGGGTCCTGCTTCTGCGGCTGCTGCTGGGCGTGCTGCTGCAACTGCTGTGGCGTCACATCGCCGAAGAACTTGGTTTCGTCCTTGAAGCCCGCCAGATGGCACATCTCGGCAAGGGTCTCTCGGTACTTGTCCACGGGAGCGAGAGGATTATCCGGCCCCAGAAGCTGGATGATCTGTTCCTGCTTGCCGGCGACCTGAGCAAGGAAGGCGAGGCTCTGCTGGTCGGTGCCACGTCCGAGGGCGACGTTGGGCACGCAATCGAGGTCGGAGTCCCAGAAACGCGGGTCCATCTCGACGAACTTGTCCCTGAGCCGGATCATGCGCGGCTTGTCCTGATGCCTCACCACCATGCGGTAGATGCCCTTCATCAGGCGTTTCATGCCGTTGTCGGCGAACAGTCTGGCAATCATCTCCTTGCGGGCCTGTCCGGCCTGCACGGCGGCATTCACCGCGGTCGGCGTCGTACTTTGCAGCGCGTCGGCGTCGAGGCCGTTGGCGCCGGCATTGATGCCCGTCCGGTTCTCTTTCACCTGGTCGAGGTACTGGATGACCGGGAGGGCATATTGACCCTGGAACGGCGTGTCGAGGCTCTGCACCATGCCGGGCTGTCTTGCCCTGATGATGTTGCCGATCTCGTTGTTCATCACGTCGTCGAGGTTGACCTGCCCCTCGACAACGACCGTTCTCGGGTTGATGGACTGCTTGAGGCTGTCAAGAGTGTCACGCACCACAGCGCTCTTGATGAGCTGGAGGTCCATCGTCTGGTCAGCAATGCTCTGACCGATAAGAAGATGAGGCGTCGGATCAGGGCAGAAGACGGCGAAGGGGACTTCATCGGCTACTTCGTCGAAGAGGATGTGCGGGCCGATGGAACAGACCTTGCGGAGTTCAGCAATTCCGTCGCCGTCGCGGTCGATACGTATCCATGACTCGACGTATACGAAACGCTTGAGCGCGCTGTTCGGACCGGTATCACGCGAGAAGATGTTGATAGCAGGGTTGCGCGTAATTGCCTCAAGGTTGGTGAGGTAGTAGCTGTCGTCGGAGTTGCTGATGTTCTCGACTTCATCGGCGTCATACCCCATGTCGATCAGTTGGGAGACCGTTTTCAGGCTGCGATGACCGATGTAGCGGCTGGTATCGAGGTCGCGCGTCTCGCGGTCGATCAGGAACTCCTCGGGAGGAATGCACTCAAGAACGACACGCTGCTTCTTGCGCTTCCTTCGTATCCGCACGTCGTAGACGACCTCGGCGGGCACGATGACGTTGCCGTTCATCGATACAGCCTCGGTTTTCGTTACCGGTTCGGCCTCGATGATTTCGAGGTCTTCTTCCCTTTGCAGCAGGAGAAGCTGGTCGTGGCTGATGCCCGAGTAGTCCGCTTCAGTGACTTCGATGTCGTCTGACCAGTGCCACTTGATGACGCCGGTTTTCACCGTCAGCGCGTCCTTCAGGCAGTTGTGGAAGATCTCGAAGCCCGCGTTGTCGTTCCAGAAGATGTGATTCACATAATCGGTCGCCTGACCGGCCTGTTCCACCGTCTTTGAGTTCGAGGGAATGAACTGCACGATGGTCGTCGTCTGGGTGAAGATCCGGAGAAGATCGGGGATGATGGCCAGCACGGTATCGCGCACTTCGGTCATCACCACTTCGGAACGGCCTTCCTGCTCGTTGCCGAACAGTCTTCCAAGGTAGTAGGCCTGCGCCAGCGCACGGTCGGGAGCGATGTAGCCGTCGATGAACAGCATGGCATCGCTGATCGTGCCATGGACCTGCAGGCCGAACTCGTAGTCGTCCATCAGGTGACGAGGACCCTTGGGAGCACTGTTTAGGACGCCGACACCCTTGGGCTTTCCTCCCGCACCGGAGTTGTCCTTGCCGGGGTCGCCCGGAAGCTCAAGGTTCTCGGCAGGCCGCATGTGGTAGCGGCCGCCGCCCATGGCTTTGGGTGTGCCTATGTCCGCCATGGTTGCTCTTTCATTGTCCGGCTACGCTGGTCGATCTCGTCCCATTTGACGCGCCATTCCTGCCGGACCTCGGCCACCGCCGCGAGCAGGGCTTTCATCTCCTGCCGCTTGAGATGACGCTTCCAGGCAAGGATGTGGCTGTCGAACACTAGCTGAACACTTCGACGACGGTGGCGGTGCAGATCGCGGTGGCGACACCGTAGAGGGCACCCTGATAGATGCCGGCCTGGCTGGGGTCTCCCGAACCCCACTGGTCGAAGGGCTGGTTGAGGACGACGGGAAAACCTCGTCCTGCTCCTGTCGTGGTCACGCCGGGGCCGCCGACCCACAGGGTTCCGGCGACCGGGAGGGCGACCATGCGGCGGGAAGCGCCGGCATTGGCGGCGAGCAGGAGCTGGGCAACCGCCGTGGCGGTCACGATGCCCTGCGTGGTGGTCATCTGGTTGGCCATCAGATGATCTTCCTGCGCTTCATGCCCGAGGCCATTCCCGCTTTCACGGTGGCGGCGTGCTGGGCAGGAGACTGCACTGCGGTCGTCACCTTGTCGCCGAGGGCGCCCGCCATCGGAGCGCCGAAGCCGGGGCCGTTGCCCTTGGTCGAGCCCATATCGGTGGGGTTGCCTCGGGGCATGAGGGTCTTGTGATGCAGCATGGCGGCGGGGCCGTGCATGTTGCCGACGCTGTTGGGCTGCTTCTCGAACGCCGATTCGAGGCCCTTGAACTTGCTTACCCAAGCCATGATTTCTGTTTCCTCTTCTTCGACAGGATGCCGGTACCGGCGTCCGCCTGATTGAACTCCTTGGCCACCTTCTGCGGCACGCCGACCTTCTTGGCAAACTGCGGATTATGTGCCGCCGCTGCCATCAGCCTTGCCTGTTTGGGCGACTTGCTGGGCATCAGCCGAGCCAGCTCTTCTTGCCGTCGCTCTTGCCCATGTTCGGGTACTTGCGATGAACGGCGGCGCGGACGCGACCCTCGACGGCCTTGCCCGATGCTCTCGCAAGGGCGTTGCGGGCATGGGAGGCGTCCTCGATCGGATACGAGCGATCAGGCCCAGCGAAGTTCTTGCCCGAGATCTTCTTGCGCGCCGCTGTCGTGAGCTTAGCCACGGAAGTCCTCCTCCGAATAGGTTCCGGCATCCCATTTGGCACCGAGTTGCTGGGACTGGCTGTAATCCATCGGAGGCGCGGCCATCTGCGCCGTGGTCCGATACATCGCCAGTTCGCGCTCAAGGGCCTCGACGCGGGCCTTGAGGTCGGCCACGAGGTCGGAGAGGTGGATGACTTCTTCCATCATCCCGGCTTTCCGGTGCCGCCCTTCTTGGGCATCGCCATCTTGCCGCCCTTCGGTCCCTTGGCCTGCACGTTGTTCGGTTGCGGGGTCATCACGCGGCGGGTCTCGCCGGAGCGGCCGCCGGTCATGCCAGATGTGTTCATCTTCTCGCTGCTGATGTTTTTGGCAGACAATTTAATCTCCTATGTGAGTCCAACTTGCCTTGCGGATAATCCGGCTGGCATTTGCTTGGGTGATGCCGAAGAGCTTGCTGATCTTCTCGTGGCTCAATCTGCCTTCGGCGGCCAGTTTGCGCATCGCAATCACATCGGCGGCCGTCAGCTTCTGCGCTGCCCTGCCTTTGCGCGCCTTATCCCGGTGATTGTCGAGATCGGTTCCAAGGAATAGATGCTGCGGATTCACACAACTCGGAACATCGCATTTGTGGCAAACATGATGTCCCGCTGGAATCAGTCCGAAATGATGTTCCCAACTCAGACGATGCGTTCCAAGCATTCGCCGAACACCATTTCGTGCGCGTATGCGGCCATAACCTTCGGCACTAGCCGCGCCCATCCAGAGCCAACAACCAGAGTTAGGTTCTGGGCTGACCCTCTCCATCATGTGCTCATAGACAGTCATACAATCCCCCGAAGGCCACGCTTCAAAGGAGTTCCCGGAATCCATGCCGGAGCACGGCCCCCAACAAGAGCGCCTTGGCCAGCGAACGTGAGTACCAAGGCGTCCGCCAAGTCTGGCGAGCGACGCAATCTGGATTTCATCGAATCTTTGCTTTCGATTTTATACTGACCTGTGGAATGGTAATCATAACAAGTACTTACCAGTTCCATACGCAGTTCATCGTCTTTCGGCAATCTACAGACGCGAGTATTCAACCAATCCCTGCACATAATCCAGAGTTCGTCTCGGAGCCGGTAGGCGCCGAGGTTCATCGAGGTCGTCTCGGAGACGTTGACATCGCGGACGTTGAACTTCAGTTCCCTCAATCGATCAGCAACACCCGAACCCAGCCCGATTGAGTCCACCATGATCTCGGCGGGGGCATCGACTCTTGCCTCGGCGGCAACCCATCCAACCGTTGCCATAAGGTCAAGGCCCCGCTGGGACTTGATGTCCAGCACCACGTTGCCCTGGCGCTTGCATATAACGGAGCGGTCGTCGCCGAACCTTGCAACATCGACGCCGTAGACAAGGGGATCCCTGGTGTTGAGCACGACATCGCGGTTCATGGCTCCATCTACGAGGTCTGCAGAGATAAGCGTCCGGGCCTCGCTGATCGGAAACTCGCCCAGCACCTTGACCCGGTACTCGTTGGAGCCCTCGCCCCAGCGATGAAGCGTGTCGGCGATGAAGTCGTTGCTCACCAGCCGGTTGCCGACGCAACTCTCGTGCATGGTCGTCCAGTTGGCACGAAGGGAATTATGGGTGTCGAAGAAGAAGCCCGAGTTGCGGGTCGGGTTGCCAATGAGGATCGTCACGCAGTTGTGGCCGGACATCGAGCCAGCGGCGGCACTGTAGACCGCCTCCGGTATCCCAGAAGCCTCGTCGAAGATCAGCAGCACGAAGCCGTCCGAATGCACTCCCTGCATGGCCTCGGGCCGGTCCATCGAAGAGGTTTTTGCGCTGACGAAGCTTTCCTCGATCTTGCGGTCCAGTTCCGCTTTCAGGACAATGCGATCGGTCAGCACCACAAAGAGCACCCGACAGAACTCCGGCAGGCGGCTGAACCACTTCTTGATCTCCGGGTAGAGCGCATCGAACAGTTGACCCGCCGCAGGAGCGGTCACCACGGTCTTCTGCGGATATCGCACCGTCTGGTGCCACACCACGAGCATTCCACAAGCGGCGGTCTTGCCGACCCCGTGTCCCGTCCGGACCGAGATCCGGCGCTTGCCTTCCGCCACGCTCCGCATGAACTCGCGCTGCCATGACAGCAACTCGACCTTCAGAACCTCCTCGGCAAAGGCCACAGGGTCATGCCGGTACCTGTGAACAAACGCCGTGTACTGGTCGAACATGACCTTGGCCTGCTCCTGCGCCCGAAGCTGGGCGGGACGGAGCTTCGTTTCACGTGAAACAGTGGCGGCTTCAGCCAAGGCCAGCCTCCACGATAGCGCGCCATGTGATGACCCGCCTGCCGTCCGCCAGCATGGCGTCGATGTCGAACCTCGGATGCCGAACCGCCCGCTTCAGCAGCTTCTTCACGATCCGCCTCGAACGCGCAGGCACCACACGACCATGCGCAACATAAAGGCGTCGGAACCTGGCGACAGGACCACCCTCAGCCACGAGCCCGCTTCCTCTCCCGGT